ATCGACGGAACCCCGTACAACGATTTATCCGACGATGGGTTGCAAAAGGTCGTCGATATGTTCGGCGACGTTCCGATTAAAGAGTTGACCGCCCAAATGGAAGCGGTCAAAAAAAAAATAGATGATGAATTGCAAATGTATTTCCCCCGTATGTTCGACGATGCGACGATTAAAGAGTATTACGACGAATTGCGTAACCGGACAATGTTAATGTTGGATGCGATTATAAACGGCGATACAGAGGACAAACGGGCGGAAATTGATAAAATAACGACGATGTTGTTGTTATATAATCGCCCGGTTGTTTTTAGCGGTTCCGATAACATGGAAATTCAGTACGATAAACAGTTTGAAAATATGTGTTTAACCATATCCCAACATTTGCACGTGCCGGAGCCAAAGAAATACACCGTTTTAGAGTATTACAACGCATTTGAGCGGATAAAGGAGTTGTTGAAACCAACCAAAAACAAAAACGGCGTCAAATAAGGCGATTTGCGGCGTTGTTTTTCTTTGGTTGATTAACTACATGGAAAAGAAAAGATAATTTAATATAGGGCAAATTGCCCGCAAATAACGTTAAGTATGGCAGATAATAACAACCCAATAAAATACAGCGACCTTGTAAAGCCCGACGATAGTATTACAAAGTTGATTGCGCAATTAGACCAATTAAGCGACGCATATATGAATACGTTGCAAAATATCAAGTCGGAAGCAATAACGGTTAAGGCTGCATTGGAGGGCGTAAGCGGGGCGACCGAAAACGGACGTAAGACAATCCGGGGGGCGTCGAACGATACCGACAAATTGACACGGGCGGCACGGGATTTAGCATTTGCGGAAAGCGAGAACGCAAAGCGATTGGCGGAATTGAAGCAAGCCCAAAAGGAGGCAAACGAGTTGAACAAATTAACGACCCGGTTAAATCAGTCCGCCGAGGGTTCATATAATCGTTTGTCCGCTCAATACTCAATCAATAAAATATACCTCAATAATATGACGGTTGAGGAAAGGGAGGCGACCGAGGAGGGGCGCAAATTGGTTGCCGAAACAAAAGCGATTTACGAGGAAATGAAACGGTTGCAGGAAGCGACCGGGAAAACGTCGTTAAACGTGGGTAACTATTCCGACGCCGCAAAAGGGTTGACGACCCAAATAGAGAACCAAACGAAGCAATTAGCATTGTTACGATTGGAGGGCAAACAAGGAACCGCCGAATATCAGCAATTGAGCAAAGAAACCGCAATGTTACGAGATGCGGTTAAGGATGCGACCGATGAAATTACCCGCATGGCGTCCGATACGTCCAATTTGGATGCCGTATTAGGTTTGGCGGCTGGTGCGTCCGGTGGGTTCGCCGCATTTACCGGGGCAATGGAATTGTTCGGGGCGGAAAGTGAGGACGTACAAGAAGCGCAAAAGAAGTTACAGGCAGCAATAGCCATTACAACCGGGGTGCAAGCCATACAAAACGCAGTACAAAAACAATCCGCAATTATGTTGGGTATTTCCCGGATACAAATGGCGGCATTGAGCAAAGCGCAAGTTTATAACCGCCTTGTTACCATGCAGGGAACAAAGGCAACATTGGCGGCTACAATTGCGCAAAAGGCTTTCAATCTGATTGCCGCCGCAAATCCGTATGTTCTTTTGGCGTTGGCATTGGTTACGGTTGTGGGGGCTTTAGTTCTGTTTGCATCTAATACCGATAAATCGGCAAAGAACCAACAAAAACTTAACGAGGCGCAAAAGGCGTGGTTGGATTATTTGGAAACCGAGGCAACCGAAATGAACCGGGTTAGCAACGAACGTGTCGCCCAATTGAACCGGGAATTAAACATTGCTAAAGCCCGTAACGCTTCATTGTCTGAAACCCGAAAGATTGAGGACGAAATATTAGCCGAGCGCACAAAGGCGCATAATAAAAGCGTTGGTTTTTACGGTCAAGAATTAAACGATTTGGAGGCAAACCGGGCAAAGTTGAAGCAATTAAACGATATGTTATTGCAGTTGAATAACGCCAAAGCCCGTGGGGATAAGAAAGTTTATATTGATGTTGATTTAGACGGTAAAATTGATAAAGTCAAGGTTGATGAAGCAATTGAAGCCGTACAGGGTCAAATAGATAATACCGGGCGGGCGGTTGACATTGCCGTTAATCTAAAAACCGAGGGGGCGGATTTGGACGCCGAAAGGAAAATACAAGCCGCCCAAAGAGCAAACGAAAACCGGAACGCCGCCAAAGCGGAAACGGATATATTGCGCAAAGCCGAGGACGCCCGGATTGCCTTAATTAAAAATTCATTCGACCAACAACGGGCGCAACGTCAAGCCGCCAACGCCCGTGCGATTGCCGACATACAATTGCAGTTGAGGACGGAAACCAATTTAACGGTTAAGGCACGCAAAGCGTTAAACGACCAAATTGTTTTATTACGGGAACAATTGGCGGTTGATATGGTAGATATTGCCAACCAACAACGGGCGGCGGAATTGTCCGCACAACGGGCAACGCAGGACGCCCAAATTGCATTGATGGCAGAGGGGGCGGAAAAGCAACGGGAACAATTGCGGGTTGAGTATGAAAGGCAAATACAGGACATTAACACCCGGTTAGAAACCGAGCGGGGATTAACTGAAACGCAAGTTGCCGAATTGCTTAACCAACAATTACTTTTGCAACAACAATACGCAAAGAGTTTGGGCGAATTGAACGACCAAATTACAATAGACCAAATGCAAGCCGCCGCCGACCGGACGCAATTACAATTAGACGCCGCCCGTGAGGGTTCGCAGGAGGAAATAAATTTGCGTATTCAGTTGTTACAGCAACAACGGGCAATCGAATTGGCACAAAATAGGCAATTAGCCGAGGACGTGCGCCAATCCGAGGCGGATATTAACGCCAAATATGATGCCGAGGTATTGAAGCAAACGACCGAGTTAAACCAACAACGGGCGTTAATGCTATTCGACCAAACACAAGCGTTGGAGGCGTCCGAGTTTGATTTAATCCGCAATTCCGAGGAACGCAAAACCCGGTTCCGGTTAGCGCAAGAAAAGGCACGGTTGCAAAAGATTTTAGAGTTGAACAAAGCCGCCGGGGTTAAAATGACGGATGCCGAGGTTAAGACAATCGAAAATACCATTGCGAAAATCGACCAAGAAATTGAGAAAAGCAAAGGCGACGAACGGGGTAACGACATATACGGATTGTTCGGGCTGAATTTGGACGACGACCAAAAGGAGGCAATAAGTACGTCCGTTTCCTTTGCCATTGAGCAATTAAACGGTTTTTTGGATGCAAAGGTACAAGCCGCCGACGCCGCCGTTTCCGCCGCCGACAAAGAGGTTGACGCAAGCCAACGCCGATTAGATGCGGAATTAGAGGCACGGGCGAACGGTTACGCCAATAACGTTGCAATGGCTCAAAAGGAATTGGACGTTGCGAAAAAGAACCAAGAAAAAGCCCTAAAGGAGCAACAAAAGGCACAGAAAGCACAGGCGGCAATACAAACGATACAACAAATTGGAAACCTTGTAACGGCGTCCGCTTTGATTTGGTCGCAATTGGGGTTCCCGTTTGCAATCCCGGCAATTGCTATAATGTGGGGTTCCTTTGCCGCCGCCAAAATCAAAGCCGCCCAATTATCCAAATCAGCCAACGCCGGGGGTTCGGAAAGTTACGGCGATGGTACGGTTGAATTGTTGGCGGGCGGTTCCCACCAATCCGGGGACGACGTGGATTTAGGAACCAAACCGGATGGAACCCGGAGGCGTGCCGAGGGCGGGGAATTTTTCGCCGTTATCAATAAACGTAATTCCCGCCGTTTCCGTCGTTTAATCCCGGACGTAATAAATAGTTTGAACCGGGGAACATTCCCCCAAAAGTACCTTAATGCCTACAATACCGACGGCATTAATGTAACGGTTCAACAAAATAACGCACCGGATTTGCGGGATTTAAAAGACGATGTAAGGGAGATTAAGGAACAAAACCGCCGCCGTCGTTACGTCGATGGCAACGGCAATGTTATTGAGGTTTACAAGAATTTGACACGTAAAATTAAAAATTGATATGAACCCGATTTATAGACATTCATTTGTAAATGCGTTTTTAGCGAACGGGGCGATAAGTAAAACAACCGGGAACATAAACGGGAATAGTACATATTTCTATTATACCCGTACTTTTGTCCCGGTTGGGAATGTGTACCCCCGCAAATTGTTTCAGAATTACACCCCGCAAGCCGGGGGCGCATTTTACGATAGCAATAAAAAGATTATCGGCGGTTGGGGAAGCGACCCAGTCGCCACAAATACGGAATTTGACATACCAAGCAATGCCGCATATATCCGGTTTAATGTAAGCAAAACGCAATACGCCAACGGGACGGCATGGTTGAGATTGGGAACGTTGGACGCCCCGAACGTCTTACAAGGTCAAACCGTGCATCCGATTTATAAGGACGATTTGGCAAAGGAGTACGAATTAGAAACCAACCAACGGTTTTATCGTGCCAAATTATCCGGCAAAATTACCTTTGTCCGGGATGATTACGACTATATAAACCGTCAATCGTTCGACAATGAATTTTTGTATTGCATTGAAAAGAGCGACGACGGCGGGCGTACATGGTTCCAATACTTTCAAGGCAAGTTTATGAAAACCGATTGCACGTTTACCGATTACGATAAAAAGGTTGTTGTACAACCGGACGCAATCGACGATTATAACGACGTGTTGGCGGGATTGGAAAAGGAATACAATTTAATAACGTTAGCCCCGACAATCCAACGGATAACGATAAACAAGCGTCCATTAATTCAAATATACGTTCCGGGGGATAGTGTTGTTTCTTGTTTTTTGGGCGGTACGAATTGGGAACAAGACGCAAACGCCACGACCGACCAAAACGCACTAATACAAACCTATCATTTTGCACTATGTAATATTTTGAAAGAAATACAAATTACGTCGCACGGTTCCCCGGCGGTAATATCCGGGCTTTATACCGGGCGAATGGCGACGGGTGCAAGTGCAGACGTTTTTAAGGGAAAATTATACCCGGAATTAAACGTAAATTATTATATCTATATTACGCAACAAAGAATTGGCGGTTTACCGTTTGGGGCTGTTGCGGTCGAGATACGCAAACAATCCGATGATACGGCAATGTTTCGTTATACAAAGGTTACAACGTCGCCTTTTGATACATTGGAGTTTGATTTAACCGCTGTTGAGGGTTCCGGCGCAACGGGTACAATGCACGCCGATATGAAAAGTTATAATATATACGCCCGGTATTTGTGCGACGTGGAGAAAATCGACGACCTTAATACATATCCATTGCCCGCCGATGATATAGTTGATAATAACCGTAATTATAGGCGTGCGATTGGTTACGCAATCGACGTGGCGTTTATTTCAAACAACTTTTCAGATACCCCGACCGAGTGGGGATTAACGGACAACGGAAAGTATTTTGCGCCGCCTTATTCCATATACGGGCAAACGTTTTATCCAATAGCCCGGTCAACGTGGCGTTATGCGTCGTTATGGTTTGGGTTTTATTTGATGGATTGGATATTAGAGGAAAAAGCACGAAAAGCATATACTTTGCGGGATGCGTTCCCGGTTGCGTCTTGTATATCCGTTTTGCTCAATCAGATTGCACCGGGTATAACACACGCAGCCACGGCGGAATACAGTCAATTTTTATACAGCGGTAACAACCCAATATCCGGGTTGAATTTCCGTTTGCTTGTATCACAGAAAACCAATATTATAAACGGGGAATATCGGCAACCCGCACAAAAAGCCCCGACGACCTTACAACAATTTACCAATATGTTACGGGATTGTTTTAAATGTTATTGGTTCATTGAGGACGGCAAATTTAAAATCGAACATATCCAATATTTCCGCAATGGCGGTTCCTATTCCGGCGGGGCTATATTAAGCCACGATTTGACAAAGGAATTGAATTTGCGCAACGGGAAACCGTGGGCGTTCAACACGTCGGAATATTCGTTTGATAAGGTCGATTTGCCGGAACGTTACCAATTTGAATGGATGGACGACGTTACGGCGGCATTTGAAGGGTTGCCGATACAAGTAATAAGCAAGTATGTAACGCCCGGAAAGGTTGAGGAAATTAATATATCAAACTTTACGTCCGATATTGATATGATGTTGTTAAACCCCGGCAATATGAGTTCGGACGGGTTCGCCTTGTTTGCCGCCGTTCCGCCAACGTCCGGGTCGCAATGGATATTACCATTTACCCGCCAAACTATTAACGGGGTCGAATACTTTTTGCAAAACGGATATTTGGCGTTTATCAATCTGCAATCCCCGTATTGGTTATATGATTTACCCGCCAGTCGTGTATCAATAAACGGTTCCGAGGTTTACGCATACGGTATTGAGAGAAAGAAGAAACAAACGTTTAGTTTCCCGGCAAATGACGACCCAAACCCGATGCAGCTAATAAAAACTTATATCGGTAACGGTCAAGTTGATAAATTAAGCGTAAATTTGTGCAGTCGTTCAATTAAAATAACTTTGAAGTATGACACCGAATAATAATTTATCCGTATTGCCGTTTTACGAGGGCGTTCAATACCAAGATTATAAAAAATCGTATGCGTATGGCGACGTTTACCCGTTGTTTACGCCGTTGAATAAAATATTGCCTTTTCAAATTATACGCCCGACCCGTTCAAATAACATTGTATCGGTTCGGTTGTATGATTATAAATTTACCCGGATATTGGCGGACATAACAACGCCGATGTTGGAAACCGGATTGCAGATTGTCCGGTTTGCAAATTACGGTTATGATGTTATTGTTTATCCCGGTTTATTGCCGATGGCTTTAGATTTCCCGGAGGGGCGTTATATGATTGTAATTAACGACGGCGTACAACGGTATTATTCCGATGTATTTACGTGGATTTCCGGCGGAATGGACGGTTATTTGTGCGTTGAATGGAGCGACGCCGCCAATATGGAGGTTGACGGCGGGCAAATCGTTTTCGAGGGCGTGCAATTCAAAAACCGGGTTTACGTATGTTCGGAGTTGGGAAAGCCGGAATACAAGTTTGAGGAAGAGGGCGAAGAACGGGACGGGTATTTTTTCCCGGAAAAACAAATATCGGAAAAAACGTTTCGGTTTATCTTTTTAGCCCCCGAATACCTTTGCGACGTAATGCGGTTAATCCGTATGAGTGATTTTGTAACTGTATATAGTCAAGGCAGGAAATACGATTGCGACACGTTTTTAATTACCCCCAAATGGCAAACGCAAGGGAATTTAGCATCCGTTGAATGTGAATTTGAATGCGCAACCGTGGTTAAGAAAATCGGACGGGGCGTTATTCCAACGACCGGGGGCGATTACAACAAAGACTTTAATAATGATTTCAATAACAATGATGTTAATTAATTTTTGAAACAATGGGAAATTACGAAGAATTGAAAGCCGCCGTTGCGTCCGTTATTAAGACGAACGGCAACCAAGAAATTACGGGACAAGTTTTGCAAAACACGTTGACAACCTTAATTAGTCAAGTAGGAGCAAACGCAACGTTCGCCGGGATTGCAACCCCGGAAACCGCCCCCGGAACGCCCGACCAAAACGTTTTTTATATCGCCGGGCAAAGTGGAGTATATTCTAATTTTGATGGTTATAAATTAGAAGATGAAATTGTACTTTTTTTAAATGAAAGTCAAAGTTGGAAACATGTTCTATGTAATATATACAATAAAGACAAAGTTAAAAAAAATGCGGCAAATGATATTAGTAATATTATTGACGTTATAGGAACAAAAACAAACGTGTATGTAAATAAGAGTGGAGAAGAAGTATATACAACGGCGGCAAATAGAGAATTATATGAAATAGATTTATCAAGAATACCAATTGGAACTATCGTTAAAATAAAATATAAATCATTGGGTTCGTCGGCTTATGGAATTACTGTTTATAATGAAGCGGGTGAGAAAATATATCAAGGAAAAGCAGGCAATAACGATATTAAGGAAGAAACATTTACAATATCAGATAATTATAAAAAATTAAAATTAAGCTTTGATAATACATTTACTCCATATTTTTATAATGATAACAAATTAGAAATACAGAAAATAAATGATTATTTAAGTGGAGGGCTGGTGGATTATGATATAGAACTTTTAAATGCGGGAAAATATCAACGAATTTACAATGTAGGAGATACCGCAAATAGTGAAGCTACCCCATTTACAGGTTATGGAACTTTAAAAATAAAATGTTCTGAAAATGATACATTCTATTTAAAATTACAAGGCGGTAATAATGCAAAGGCTTATGGATTTACTGATGAAAATTATAAAGTATTAGAGTGTTCTAATTCTTATGAAAAAATTGACGGGGAATTTGTTGCACCTAAAGAAACGTATTGGCTAATATTAAATAATAGTTTTACAGGACAATATTCTTTATTAGACCCTAAAGTAATAAGATATGGTTTGTCTAATAAAGTAAACACCATAAATGAAAATCTTACAAAAAAGATAGATAAATTAGAAGAAGAAATTATTAGTAATGTTAGTGTTGTTTTAACCCCAAAAGAAACATTAGATAATAAATATCTAAATACAAGTGGAATTATTGCAAATACATCCGCTTTAAATAGACGTATAAACAAATATGATATAAAAAGAGGAATTGAGTATGAATTAAATTACACCGAAGGTAATAAAAATACTGTTTCATATTCAATAGTGGATGGAGAAGGAGATATTATAAAATTAGGAGATATTGGAAAATATGAAGGCAAAAATAGAATTATAACAATAATATCAGAAGGAGATTATACACTAAATTTGTTTACGGCTAACAAAGATTATATTGGGGTAAAATCATTATCTGAAACAGAAAAGAAAATAAACAATATAGTAAATGAAATATCCAACATAGATAAAAAATCAACAAATACAGCAGGATTCTTTTTGCCCAATAAATCTATTTTATTAAGTGGGGCTTCAATTTCAGAAAGTATAAACGGATATTTTGAACATGCTATGTTAGATTTAGGAATAACAGAATATAAAAATCTATCAGTAGCCGGAACTAATATATTTAAACTTTGTAATGATTTATATTCAAATGGTTTAAATTATGCAAAAAGCTATGATTTACTAATTATTAGCCATGTACATAACTTTGATGTGTTTAATTTGCCGGATAATATAAAAGATATGACGGTTGAAGAATTAGAAAATAATGATGAATTTGGTACGTATATTACGACAGAAGATTACGTAAACGGAACTCCACCCGCTACATTGTCATATACTACTGAACAATTGTATGCAATAGGTTACGACTATTCAATAAAAAAATGGATAAGTTTGAATTACAATCTAAAATCTGAAATTGGATATGATTCATTTTTTGGTAAAGCGGCGCAAATATGTTTGTACACATATTGGCATGATGCAAGAACTATTTATAACGAAGCTATAAGAAAATTAGCTAAAAAATGGAATTTGCTTCTTATAAAAGATGATGAAAATATTGGATTTTCAAAAGATAGAGTTCATCCCGTAACTAAACAACAATATTCAATATTATATACAAATTCGTCAAAGTATCAGAAATTAGAAACTATTGATGGCGTAATATATGGTTTTCATCCCGACACAATTAGTGTAGAAAATCAAAAAACTTACAATAGTACAAAAAAAATGTTATTGGAATATTTGCCATATATACAGAAAAGGCGTGCAGCGATTTTAATTAAAACTTTAAAAAATGCAATTTTAATGCCAATTTAAATTATGGAAAGAATTTTTAATTTGGAACAATGGCGTATGATATTCGCCACGTCGTTAAGCCCGGTTTTAGGCTATTTAACCCCAACGGCGGGATTTATGTACGCATTGATTATAATGTTTGCTTTCAATATTTGGGCGGGTATGCGGGCGGATGGGGTAAGCGTAAGGCATTGCAAAAACTTTCGTTTCAGTAAGTTTAAAAACGCATTGGCGGAATTGCTTTTGTACGTTACTATTATACACGTTATTTATTCGGTAATGCTGCAATGTGGCGATAATGAAGCCGCCAAAGTAGTAATTAAATCGCTTACTTATGTTTTTATGTATGTGTATTTGCAAAACGCATTCCGCAACCTTATTAAAGCATATCCCACAAAGGTTGCGTTGCGTATTATTTACCACGTTATCCGGTTGGAGTTTACACGGGTATTGCCGGGATATTGGCAACCGATAATTGAGAGATACCAACGGGAACACGATAGCGATATTATTAACGATAAAGAAAAGGAGGGCGAACAATGAACCAAACAGAGATTTTAAAGTATTTGGAGGGGCAAAAAACAACCCGGACGATTACGGATTTGATTGTACATTGCACCGCAACCAAGCCCGGCGCAAAAGTCAACGTTGATGTTATCGACGGTTGGCACAAAGAACGGGGATTTAAGAAGCAACCCCAAAGCGGGCGAATTTGCGGTTATCATTTTGTTGTATTGCCGGACGGGACGATTGAAACGGGGCGTTATCTTTCCGAGATTGGGGCGCACGTTTCCGGGCAAAATTCCCGTTCTATTGGCATTTGTTACGTTGGGGGATTGGATGCCAACGGCAAAGCCGCCGACACACGCACCCCGGAACAAAAGGAGGCGTTAATATGGTTATTGTCCCGATTAGTTGTTATGTTCCCGGACGCAACGATTAAGGGACACCGGGATTATTCCCCGGATTTGAACGGCGACGGTATAATTGAACCGTGGGAGTTTATAAAAGAATGCCCGTGTTTTAATGCGGCAATTGAATATAGTAACATTTAATTTTGTACCATTATGACAAAGAAAGACAAAAAGGAGTATTTGGAACAATTGGTTGCCAATCAAGGGAACCAAGCGGGAATTAGTATTGCCCCGTTGTTATCCGCTATTATTGCAGATTGCGAGGACGTTTTTACGGTTACGGTTGAGGACAACCAAGAAGATACGAAAAACGTAACGAACCCACAGGCGGAAATAGACGCATTTATTGACGCTGTAAACGCCGACCCGTTGCACAACATACCAAAAGTATATATTTCGGGCGTCGTAATTTCCTTTGCACAATTGGAGATTAACGAGGACGAAATAAATAGTACGGTTGAAATGGCGGGCGGACATTATGTTTTGACATTGAGCAAAACGCCGGATAGTTCGTTAATCATTTACACGGCAAACGCATGAAAAAGTATATAATATTGGCGGCAATCATTATGGCGGTTGCCGCCGCCTTTTGGGTGCAACAAAGCCGTATTAAGCAATTGACGGACGAACGGGATAAATACCGGAGTAATACCGAAACGTTGTTGCAGGACGTCCGAACCTATCAAACAAAGGATAGTTTGAACGTCGCAAAGGTTGGGAATTTGGAGTTAAAATTATCCGAATATAAAAAGTACCGGGCGGATGATGCAGCGTTAATCAAATCGTTGCAGACAAAGAACCGGGATTTGCAAAGGGTTACGACGGCGCAAATGGAAACGATAAACGAATTAAGGGCGAACGTCCGGGATAGTATTGTATATTTGCCCGGCGACACGGTTACGACCGTATTACGTTGTATTGATATTGTGGAACCGTATTTTGAGTTGCACGGATGCACAACGCCCGCCGGGGTATTTACCGGGACGCATATAAACCGGGATAGTCTGTTAATAGCGGAAACGGTGCAATATAAACGCTTTTGGGGGTTCCTTTGGAAAACAAAGAAGATAAAGAACCGGGAAATTGACGTTGTAAGCAAGAACCCGGCAACCCGAATATTGGGGGTTGAGTTCGTAACCATAGAAAAGTAATAAACCGGGGGTTGTAACAAGGCGTTGCAACCCCTTTTTCTATTGAGCCATTTTTAGCCCGTTTCCGGGCATTTTATTTCAAAGTGGATAATTTACCCGTCCAGCTTGCAAAAGTCGCTTAAGTCGAAAATTCCAAGAAAATAACTTCTTTGGAACCAAAAACAAAACTTTTTGCAGTTTAAGCCAAAAATAAAAGATAAAACCTTTGGTAATTAAAATAAAGGTTGTATATTTGCATCATCAAACAAGAACGACCGGGCGTTTTCCCGGAAAATAGAGAGCGAAACAATATGAATACTCAAAGCATTTATAACGGATTAGATTACACAACAAAAGAGATTAACCGCAATTTCAAAATCAAGGTAAACGGAATTGTAAACGGTAAAAAGGTTAATGTATTGGTTGGCGTGTCCGGTTTAATAAAGATTGTCGGCGACATTAAGTTAGTCAATCGCTTATTAAAACGTGCTTTCAATTGTTACGGAGACAAAGAGGTTTGCAAATTGCGCCGAGGCGTTAAAATCACTTTCTATTATCAGTAAACAACGACGGGGCGTTTTCCCCAGAACAATATAAATTTTCAATCATGGCAAAGTACATTTTAGTTAAGAAAGTAAAGGGAAAGAAATACGAGTACCAAGTTATTGACGTCGATAGTAAAGCGATTGTTTCAAAAAGAACGTCCGCCCGTGAATATGTGGCGTGTACCGCCGACGGGTCGTTTTATTTTGGGCGTTTGGATTTAATCGGCAAAGGCGACCACGGCAAACGGTTAAGCCATACAGCGGAAATATTGGCGAACCCGGAAAAGGCATACAAAAAAATGGTTGCTTATTTCACACCGGATTATCGTAAACAATGGATTGCCGAGAACCCCGCCGAACAATGGATTGCCCGAAACGTTGAATATGCGACAAAGGAAAAAGAGAGATTAAACGCAATTGCGTATTTGCAATAATAACCAAGCCGGGGGCGCAATCCCCCGGCATAATCATTTAGAGAGATGAATAAAACGAACGATTATTGTAAAGTGATTGAGCAATGAAGAAACAGTTATTAATATCATTTTCCGGCGGATTAACAAGCGCATATATGACAAAATGGTTATTGGATAATTTGGATATGAACCAATACGAAACCAAAGTTGTATTTGCCAATACAGGACGGGAAAGGGAGGAAACATTGGAGTTTATCCATAATTGCGATTTGCATTTTGGGTTTGGTACAATTTGGGTTGAGTGTATAACCAACCCGGAACACGGAAAGGGAGTTGCCGCCCGTGTTGTTACTTACGAAACCGCAAGTCGCAACGGGGAACCGTTCGAGGAAAGTATAAAGAAACACGGAATTTCAAACGTTAAACGACCCCTTTGTACCCGTGAATTGAAAACCCGAACAATTAACGCATATATGCGGGCAATTGGTTGGAAAAAATATCATAGGGCAATCGGTATTCGTATTGATGAAATCGACCGAATAAACCCAAATTATAAAAAGGAACGAATAATTTACCCACTTGTTTCAATGGTTCCGATGCGTAAGGCGGATATTTTCAGTTTTTGGGAACAACAGCCGTTTACGCTTAATTTAAAACCATATCAAGGAAATTGCGATTGCTGTTTTAAAAAATCATTGCGCAAGTTATTGACGATTGCAAAGGAGGAACCGCAACGTTTTGATTGGTGGGTTGAAATGGAACGAAAGTACGGGGAATACGTCCCGGAAAGCAAAAAACACAATCCCAAAGCAATACCGCCGTTTCATTTTTTCCGGGGGAATGTATCGGCGTTAGAAATATTGGAAATGAGTAAAACGTTTATCGACGTCGTTAAGGATGAACGAACCGAACACGCACAATTAACGCTATTTGGGTTTGATTTAGATGTTTCAAACGGTTGTTCGGAAAGTTGCGAGGCTTTTTAATATGGCACGATTAAACATTGATAGACAACTATTAAAACAGATACGACCAAATGGCAATAATAAAAAGGAAATGCGATAATTGCGGCAAAGAGTACAACGCCGATACCCGCAATTTGCGCCGGGGTTGGGGGCGTTGTTGTTGTAAGAGTTGCGCCGCCCAATTGAGGGAAAAGAAAAAGCCGGGATATAATCCGAAACGGGTTGCAATAAATAACGTCCGGCGTCAATGTTGGACGGATTGCCCGAAACCGGAACGTTACCCGTTGAGTTATGACGGGGCGGATTTCGACCAATGGGGGGATTGTGAATTTGGAATACATGATTAAAAGAGAAACCCCCAACGCAATGAAGTAACGCCGGGGGTTGGTACGCAGTAACCGAGAGCGATGTTGTAAGGTTATGCGGTCAACAAAATTAGTGCTTTTTATCTGTATTACAAGCGTCCAATGTGAACAAATAAAATATTCAAAGGTTTTATTTAATATACCAAAAATAAATCTTATATTTGCAGCAAAATAAAAGATATGGAAGAATGGAAAGAAATAGCAGATTTTGAGGGACTATATTTAATTAGTTCTTTTGGTAGGGTAAAATCTATTATCAATAATAAGATTTTAACCCCTTGTATAGTAAGAGCCAACGGTTTAGTTGTTGGATTAATGAGAAATGGAAAGGTTGAGAAAAGGCAAGTTAGCCGATTAGTTGCGGCGGCTTTCATTCCGAACCCGGACAACAAACCATGTGTTGACCATATCGACGGTGTACGTTTTCATAATTTCGTTGATAATTTGCGTTGGTGTTCTATCAATGAAAATAATAACTTTGATATAGCCATAAGAAACAAAACAAAATACGATTTTCCAATTGAGGGAATAGATGAAAACGGAAATGTTTGTATTGAATTTCAGAATTATAAAGATGCGCATAAAAAGGGTTATTATAGGCATTTGATAAAACAAAGCGTTGATACGGGTAAACCATATAAAGGTATAATATATAGAAAGAAATGAAGATAAAAGAGAGCGATTTATTAAAACAATTGGCGACCGATAGCGGGAAAACAGCCAAACAAGTTTCCGAAATTGTCGTTTCGGAATTACTCAAAAACAAAGTTATTGAGGACGACCCGGACAATTGGGGCGTTTCCGTTTTCGATGCAATAAATGAGGACGTAACCGAGGAACAAACCGCCAATTGTTATGCGGCGATTTCCGAGGCGTTGGGCGTATATCTGAAACGGGTATATTTCATTGTCCCGGATTTGGATTTAATGGGGGATGATGATTGCCCGGAGTGCGGCGGCGAAATGGAAGTTATCGACGGGGAATATAAACAGACCGGAGGCGATGGATATTTAACCCCGCCGGAATATACCGCAATTTGGGAGGAAAAAACGTGTACGCATTGCGGACACAAAGAGAGCAACGAACCGAGTTATTAACAATAAAAGACTAAAGAAATGGCAGAAATGACGAAATTAAGAGTAAACGAGGCAATCGCACGAGCGCAAACCGCCGGGATTAAGGTTTATAAAAAAGAGGTTGCCGCCCGTTTATGGGAGGGACGCACCGAAAGTGCACAACAAGTTAATATGACTAACTTATGTAACGGTACGACCAAACAGATACGCCCGGAATGGGTTGTTATCATTTGCGAAATGTGTAATTGCACCCCTAATTATTTGTTTGGCTATGAAGAATAACGGGTTACAATGGTTTGAACGCATGGCGGACGTTATGTTTTCCGATAGGTTCCAAGCGAAAGCGATTATTGCGACGTTTGGAACGTTGGGCGTTGTTTGTCTGATTGGCGCATTGTGGAACCCGTGGCAATTGATGTTTGCGGGTATGTGTGCCGCAATGGTAGTATGTGGATTTTCAGAATTAAAAGATAGTAGAAAATGAGAGCGAACAAAAAGAAACCGGAAAACCCGGTACAAAAAGCGGTCGAAAGTTTGGGAGCCGTTCCCGCCGACCAATTCCCGGAAATTACCGAGGAACAACAACAAATAATCCCCCCGTTTGAAGCGGTCGAGGTTGAGCAACCAACCGGAATATTTGAGATATTGCCGGGCATGACGGTTGAGGAAATGACGGCAATGTTTTTTGATGAAAAAACGTTGATTGAACCCCCGTATAAGGTTTGGCAATTGAATAGTAAGGGACACCGCTATTATTACCGATACGACGACAACGGGAACCCGGAGTTTTTCCCGTCGGTTACAACGATATTGTCCCAAACGTTACCCAAAGCCCCGCACTTGATACAATGGATTGCCAACAAAGGTATTGAGGAAGCGGAACGATACAAAGGTGAACGGGCGGCGTATGGTACGTTTATGCACGCCGCATTTGAGGAATTATTAATTAACCGGGCTTATGATTTGGACGGGTTAAAAGGCAAACTAAAAGAATATATTGAGGTTTACCGATTGCCGGACGATTTTATATATTATGCCGACGATTTGAAAAAGGACGTATTGGCGTTTGCTCAATTCGTATTAGATTACGACGTGCGCCCGTTGGCGGTTGAAATTGCTTTAGTGCATCCATATTACAAGTATGCCGGAATGATTGATTGCCCGTGTACCATGTTGGCAAAGATAGGCGGCGACGAACGTATTAACGCAATCGTCGATTTTAAGAGCGGACGCAAAGGATTTTACGAGGAAAGCGAGATACAATTAGGGATGTACCGGGATATGTGGAACGTCAATTTTGAGCAATTCCCCGTTACCCGTATTTTCAATTTCAGCCCGAAAGATTGGCGCAAACGTCCGTCGTACAATCTGAAAGAACAAACGGATAGCCCCAATATACGGAAAATCCCGTATCTATTGGAAATTGCGGCTATTGAGGACGAAAAGAAAGATAATACGTTTACGTCGGTTAATGGCATGGTATTGTTAGACAATGCCCCGGATTTAACGCAAAACGTAATATCCTTATCGTTGGCGGAATTGATTAAAACGAAAGCCCCAAAGGAGGCGACCCCGGACGAAAACACGGACGCCGCCGAGAAAGTCAAGGCAGATGGTACGAATATAAAAACAATCAGTTGTGAAATTTTTATAGATAAAATTAACAATGCTGATGATAATTATTCTTTGTATCATACCACAGATATTGCACAAACATACGGCGTTAATTTGATTGATGAGGGATTAGATTTAGACCAACACCGTTGGTATAGTATAGCAACAAACATTTATAAATGTTCTGATGGGTATGTAAAAGTAAAAGGAGCATTTCAAAGTTTTTCGGAAATGCAAATGTGGTCTGATATTGATGTACATTCAGAGGCGGAAAAATTGCAAGGTGATGAATTACGAGCATTTGAATTGAGAATGAAAGCGTATGCGATTGAAAAAGGATTAAAACAAAAAACAGAATTGGAAAAGGAACTAAAGAAAACAACCATTGTTAAACGTGCGCCCAAAAAGGCAAAGGAGGCGGAAAAGAAAGCCACCACGGACAAAACGACCGCAAAGCGGGGTAATACCACGGAAAAGAAAGTAAAGCCCGCAAACGAGCCTAAAAAGCCCAAAAATGAGAGTAGGAAAAAGATGTTGAACGACGACCCCGAAATTTGATTGAGATATGAAAGGAAGAATAAAACGACCGGAGGCGCAACAATCCCGTTTGATTTTGCCCCGTGTCGGTCAAATAAAAATCGGTATGAAAAACGCAAACGGTTATCCGCAAAGCGTTGATTACTTCATACCAACGGGAAAGTATGCCGGATTATTTACGCAAGCATACGGCGAAAAGCCGCAAACAATACAAATTGTTTTCCCGGACGACGACCCGGCAAAAGTATGTAACGAACGTTACGAATACCGGGACGACGACGGGCGATTGATTGCGGCGGGCGATGGCGACACGTTCCAAGTATGGGACGGAAAGAAATACGAAACGTTGACAACGGAAAAGTACCCAAATTTAATGCAGTCAATAACGAAGCGTTACCCGAATAAAAAGAGCCGCCAACCGGATTGCGACGGTTGGGAGGTAACATTAACGCTAAACTTTATTGTTCCTTTGGTTCGTGGGGTTGCCGGGGTTTGGCAATTCGCAACAAAGGGTACGGCGTCCACAATTCCGCAAATTCGGGAAACGTTCGACGGTATGTTAGCGGAACGGGGATTTTGCAAAGGCATTATCTTTGATTTGAATGTACAATTTGCCACGACGCAAAAACCGGGCGACCGTTCCCGTTTTCCCGTCGTGTCGTTGGTTCCCAATGAGAGTGCCGACAATGTTTTGAAAGTGCGTAAAGCATGGGAACCCGTTAAAGAATTGGAGGGCGGCAAATAATGGAACAAAAAATTGAAATAGAGATTAACGAAACAATTATTGTTAATTATACAGAGATAAGAGCCATTAAAAGGACGGGTTGGCAAGGTTGTGAAAGTTGTTATTTCCATAAATTCCCCGGTTCATGTAAACGGTTCACGTGTAATGCACACGAACGAAAAGACGGTAATAACATTAAATTTGTTGAAAATGACAATAAGGGATAGTAATTTTATAACCATATTAGCCCCAATGATTACGAAACTTAAATTGAAAGGTAACGAATTGTTGGTTTTCGCTTTGATACATGGTTTTAGTCAAGACGGCGAAAGCCGTTTTAAGGGTTCGTTGCGGTATCTTATCGAATGGACGGGATTAGATAAAAGCACGGTTATTAAGTTACTCAAACAATTAGTTGATAAACAGTATATCAATAAGTTTGAGTATGAAAAAAATAAGGTGCGTTATTGTGAATATACGTCTAATTATTGGGTTGCTTTAGAGTGGTTGGAAAATCCAACTACCCCCCGGTTGGAAAATCCAACTACCCCCCGGTTGGAAAATCCAACTACCCCCCGGTTGGAAAATCCAACCACCGTGGTTGGAAAATCCGACACAATAAAGATAGATGATATTAATACCTCTTTTGATAATGATAATACCGGGGTAAAGAACCCCGGATTATTCCCGGATGAAGAAACAAAGGTTGAGGAACCAAAAGAGAAAAAAACGTTGTTCCGCAATTCCGCCGTTTACAAAATGGTTAAATTTGAAAACGGCGTTGGCGTGGATTATTCCGAGTTTGAAAGTAAGTTTGCGACCCCGGAATTTGAAAAGGTCGATTTGGTTTATTACTTTCACACGGTTAGCGATTGGAGCGACCAAAAAAACATGAAACGTACTAAAAACGGTTGGTTGGCGACCGTCCGCAATTTCATACGGGGGGACGTCGAAAAGAAAAAGTTGCATTTGAAACCCGAATACAAAGCCCCAACGCAAAGATTGAATGTTGCCGGGGCTATTGAGTATTTGAAAGATGATTATTAACATGGAAACATTACCCGAAAAGACAAACAGATTGCCACAAACGTTGCCCGAAAAACGACAATCCGCCGCCGTTTTGCTTTATAGCGGAACGGCAAAAGCAATTGAGGTTCGCCGGGCGATGGTTGAATTACCGGAGGTTGCCAAAGCATTAACCCCGGTTGAAAAGTATATTTTCGTGGCGTCCACAAAAAAACAGATTGCCGAGATTGACGACGAAACGTTGATTGCCAAAACGGGGCAAATGTTCCGGTTTATCGCAATGGACGTGGGGTTTATCATTCCCACGGAAAACCGGGACGATTGGACGTATATTTGTACCCGGTTATTGGATTTGCTCAAACGCTATTATTCGCAATTAACATTGTCGGAGGTTAAATTAGCATTTGAATTGCTGATTACCGGGGAATTGGACGACTATTTGCCAAAGGATAGGGACGGCAACGCCGAACGGAAACATTACCAACAATTCAACGCCGATTATTTCGCAAAGGTATTGAACGCATATTGCCGGAAACAAAACCAAGTTATCGGCAAAGCATATACAGCGTTGCCGGAACCGAAAAAGGAGTTAAGCCCGGAGCAAATTCGGTATTATCGCAATCAATCGGTTATGACTTGTTTAATGTGTTTTTTGCGGTATAAATATACCGGGCGTTTAGTGTTTGGATTGACCGACGAAATGTTTGTTTATAATTGGTTGTTGGGCGTTCGGTTAGCGGATGAAGTGAAAGAAACCGAGAACGACCGGAAAGAAGCGTATAACCGATTTTTGGCACGTGCCGCCCGTGGGTTCGTAAATGAATTTACAATTTACCACGTTCGGAAACAAGGAACCCAAAGCCCGGAAATTGATTTTACAGCCTTTGAGGTTGCCCGGCGCAAAGAGATTAAACGCACGTTCGACCGAATGATTAAGGACGAAATTTATATTTACCATTATTTGAAATTTGAAAAATGAAAATAGATTGCATTATTGGAATTGACCCCGGAGCCGCCGGGGGTATCGTGGTTTGGCGACCCAACCATAACGCAACGGCAATAAAGATGCCTAAAGACATTAACGAGATACGGGATTTTCTCAATTACTACAAAGAGATTTGCACGCCGATTGTCTTTTTGGAAAAATTGAGCGTTCGCCCGGACGACGTAACGGTTGGGGATGCCGGGGCAAACATGGGTAAGTTGTACCGCATTCAAAAGATGTTGCAAAACTTTGAACATTTGAAAGCCATTATAACCATCGCCGAAATACCATTTGTTTTGGTTAATGCTATGAAGTGGCAAAACGACCTTAAATTGCGTATCAAAGTAAAAGGGAAAAAGGAGGAAAAGGCAGACCGCAAACGACGGTTCCGGGATATTGCCGGGAAATTATACCCGGAAATTACCCCGGCGTTGTGGAATGCGGACGCAACGTTAATAATGCACTTTGGACGGTTCATTTTACAAAACAACCCCCGTTGGGTTTTGGAAAATTTGCCCCAACAAATGCACAATCGTTTATTTTAAGCCCGTAGGGGCGTTTAATTATTCAAATGGTACTTATATGGCAGACGAAACAAAAGCCCCGCAAATCGAAAATCCCGAAAAAATAACGGCAAAAGATTTGGCGGAAATGGTAAAACAGATGCGGCACAACCAACGACGTTGCCAACGAAACCCAACCCCGGAGAAATTGGCAACGTTGGAACGTTGGGAAAAACAAGTTGACGCCGTGGTTGCCGTATTGACCGATACACAAATGAAATTATGGTAGAAATATTACATTATCCGAAAGCGAGCGTCATATTAAATGATGGCGACGAAATAAGAGTAGAATATATACGCAAAGTATCATATAACGCAAAAACACTAAAACGGTTATGCGGTTGGGTTTATAATACGGAATTTATAGGAATAGTTGAAAATGGTTTCGTTAAATTCCGGGATAAAAAGAATACGCATAAATTTTCACATTGTGTTTATAATATAGAGTTGTATATTGTGCATCAATATGTACGCTTAATTTCTATTAAGCGACATAGAAAACAACTAACATTATGGTAATGGATTATATCTATTTAGGCGACCGATTGACCCGCCCGGAATTGCGACGTATGCCGTGCCGGGCGGTTCGTCGTGCCGATGGCAAATGTATAAGAGGGCGCAACGGCAATATGTTAGTTGAGTTTGACGGCGTGGGTAAATGCGTTATTTTGGGGCGATTATTGCGGAAAATAAAAAAATAGCCGAAAATAAAAAATAAAAGTTTTGGTAATATAAAAACTATACGTATATTTGCGGCATGATAATAACACGACCGGGCGTTTTCCCGGTAACTCTAAAATTAAAAGATATGAGAGCGAAAACAACAATTAGCGATTTCCGGTTTGAATTTGCCGGGTACGGACATTACAAAGTAACCTACACGTCCCCCGTTACCGGGAAACAATGGACGGCAAAAACAAATGATATGCCGTTGATTGATGCGACAAAGAACGCCGACGAACCCAAACGCCGGGATTTAGAAACGCTTAAAAGAGTTTGCAAAAATGGATAAAGACGAATTGGGAGCCGTTCGGCACGCAATGACGGCAAAGGAATTAAACGACTTATATAAGAGTTTGGAAAATTTCATTGCTGATTGTACCCGGTCAGAGGTTGACGCCAACCGGGATGCGCTTAACAAGGTGCAAACCATGATACACCAACGAATGAGATTAACAACAAAATAGTAATAACCGCCGGGGGAAACCCCGGCATAAACAATTAGAGCGATGTATATTAAGAAATTGGAATTGTTGAATTTTCAAGTTATCAAAGAGTTCAACGCAGATTTTGAGGGTAATGTATATTTCATTACCGGGGACAATGAGTTAGGCAAATCAACCCTTTTAAAAGCAATCGGCGCAATGTTGACCGGGAACCGGGACGCTGTGTTGAAAAATGGCGAGGACAAAGGATTTGCAAAAATGGTTGTAGGTAACGACGGCGAAAATTACGAGGTCGAATTAAAGTTTACCAAAGCCAACCCACGGGGGACGTTATCCATTAAATCCCAAACAACCGGGATGCGTTCGGATAACGTTTCAATGCTGCAAAAGATTTTCGGCTACCAAGATTTTGACGCCGTGGAGTTTTCCCGTTGGAGTGAAACCGCCGAGGGACGCCGCAAACAAATTGAGGTTGTAAAGGCTTTGTTGCCGGAAAAGGTGCGCACCCGGATTGCAGAAATTGACGCCGAGGTTACGACCGTTAAGGATAAACGAAAGGACGCCAACGCCGAGGTTAAGACGTACACAACCATTTGCGCCAACGCTGAAAAGCAATTGAAACCCGGCGACGTCAAAACGTATGCCGAAAAAAAGGATATTACGGCGTTGATGGAAGAGCAAAACGAGAATGCCCGGTTGATTGAGAAAGCGAAAACGGTACGCCAAACCCGGCAACAAAGGGTTGAACAATTGGCGGCAATCCCCGGACGTATTAAAGCCGCCAACGATAACCACGACAAAGCCGTTGCGGTTATTGATACCAATTTAGCGAATGAGGAAAAAGAGGTTGCCCGCATTATCGCCGAGGCGCAAAAACGGTTAGAGGACGCCAAAAAAGAGGCGAAAACGTCCCGTAAAAACGTTGATGCCGAATTAAAGGAAACATTGGCAACCATTGAGGCGGAAAAAGCCGATTTTGAGAAACGCAAAGCGAATGCCGACAAATGGTTAGAGGAATACGAAGCCAATAACCCGGAACAATTAGACACGGCGGAACAACTGAAAAAAGCCGAGGAACACAACCGTATCAATGCGTTGGTTGTGGATTATATGGCAAAGAAGAAACAAAAGGAAGCCGCCGAGAAAACCGCCCGCACGTTTGAGGACAAATTAGGCGCATTGGCAAAGGAACGGGAAACACTTATTGCAACATCCAAATTGCCGATTGCCGGGCTTTCGTTCACGGACGACGGGTTAGAATTAAACGGCGTGCCGTTCGTTGCCGGGAAAGTGTCAGATAGTCAAATTATGGAGGTTGCCGCCAAACTGATTATCGCAAGCAATCCGACGGTTAAGGTGTTCCGCATTGCGAGGGGCGAAAGTTTAGGCGAAAAGCGTTTGCAGGCGATTATAGACATTGCAAAGGCAAACGGTTTTCAAGGCTTTATAGAGGAAGTAAAGCGGGGACAAACCGATTTAGTAGTTGAGGAATACACGGAAAACGAATAATAACCGGGGGCGGGCTTTCCGTCCCCTTAAAATCTAAAACAATGGCATATACATTGAACGATAATTTGAAACGTTGGGCGGAACAATACGAAACCGCCGAGTTTATCCAATCCGACCCGGTGCAAATCCCGCACCGTTACGATAGCCGGGTAAATATTGAGATTAGCGCATTTGTTACGGCGTGGATTGCGTGGGGTTCCCGCAAACAGATAATCCAAAAGGCGGATTTTATCGACCGGGAAATTTTCAAGGGTGCGCCGTATTATTACATTGTTGGAACCGATACGCAGGGAGCCGCCCCGGAATGGAAGCAATACAAAGGCAGTAAAGAGAATTTTTATAGAACGTTTACATACGCCGATTTCCACGACCTTTGCGCCCGCTTGTTTGACGTATATAGTAAGTTTGAGAACATGGAAAAGGCATTGCAAGCGCAACCGGGCGGGCGTCCGTTGGAACAATTGCAACGTCTTTTCGGCGATGTTAAGGGCGTGCCGGATATGGAAACGAAAAGCGGTTGCAAACGCTTATGTATGTTTTTGCGTTGGATGTGCCGCCACGGTTCCCCGGTTGACTTTGGATTGTGGACGATTTGCGACCCCCGTAATTTAATCATTCCATTAGATACCCACGTACATAAACAGGCATTGCGGTTGGGGCTTGTAAAACGTCGGACGCCGGATTTGCAAACAGCCATTGAGATAACCGACCGTTTCGCCGAGATATTCCCGGACGACCCAACAAAGGGGGATTTTGCGTTGTTCGGTTATGGAGTGAATAACGGTAAGGTTGCACCCGTTACGACGGAACCGGAGCCGGAAAAAGAGCAACCAACCGCCGTGGCTGATTTGTCAATTGCCGACGTTCTGAAAATGCGGTTGTTTTATGACAACGCCGCCGCCGAGGTTCGGGAAATATGGGAAAGTCGGGAAAAAGCCCGCAAAGCATTGAAAGCAACCGAGCGTTTGAAAGCGCACCCAATCGACGGGTTGCACAATGCCGGATTGTTGGAGCCGGGCGAATTTGTTGTTGCATTTGCAAAAGTATTGGATAAGCGGGAAACGAAGTTATCACGGGCGGAACGGGACGTTATCCATACAATCGGAATGACAGCGTTTAATAAGACAATGAAAAAATTAATAGCCGATGAAAAAGCGAGAAATAACAGCAACGGGGACAATAAACAATAACGGCGGGTTGGCAATGTACATGGGGGAATTAAACGAGTTTTTCAAGGGTTGGAAAGGTTCCCGCATTATTGCCCGGTTTATTGTAGCGTCCCCCGGTTCGTCCGAGGCTTTGAAAGGGTATTATTTCAACTATGTTGTACCGACGTTTAAGCACGCAATTTGGGAGGCGGGCGAACGTCTTACAGAGGAACAAACCGAACGACGTTTGAGGGAATTTTCCCCTATTATGTACGTTGAACGGGTCAACGAGGAAACGGGGGTATATTCCCACGATTTGCGCACCGTGGCGGATTTGTCGAACGCCGAGTTAATCGAACATATCGAAACGCTCAAACAGATAGCCGCCGAGGAATACAATACATTTATTGACGACCCCCGAACGTTGTAGGTATGTTTTGCAAGTGTAACGGAAAGCGGAAAAATTACCCGTTGGCGGGTTGGCGGATTATCCGCCACGAATACACGCCAAAGCTTTACAGCCGGATAAAGTGTTTGCGGTGCGGGTGCGTTTGGATTACACGGGCAAAATATGTTGAACAAACCCCCAACGAGGACGGGCAAAAAAGACTTTTTTAGTATGGAATTAAGCGACAAATCCCCGATGCCGCAAGGTAAATTTAAGGGGCAACCGATGGAAAACGTACCGTATTAGCATTTGCTTTGGTTAGAGAACCAACCATATTGCCGCAAAGATGTAAAACAATACATTGAGGAAAACCGGGACGTTTTGGAGTTGGAAAAAAAGCGGGATAAATACCGCAATGAGAGCGAAAACAGTAATTAACGATTTAATATTTAAGGTTATGCAAAAAATTGATTTGAAAGATGTTTGTTTCTTTGATTGTGAAACAACCGGGGTTCCGGCAAAGGGTTTGAAATGGGATGCGGATTTTGAGCAATTCCCGCACGTCGTCCAATTGGCATGGTCGTTGGGCGATAAGGAAAAAAGTTATATTATCAAACCCGATAATTACGAGATACCCCCGGAAACAACCGCAATTCATGGTATAACAACCGAACGGGCAATTGCCGAGGGCGTGCCGTTTGCCGAGGTTGTGGATGAATTTTTAGCGGATGCCAACGCCGCCCCGCTTGTATGTGCGCACAACATTTACTTTGATAGTTCAATGTTAAAAGCAAACGTTTTGCGCTATTGTGGACGGGAATATTACGACGCACATGTTGAGGACGCATTACATAAGGGTAAACGCATTGATACAATGATGAAAACAATTAAGTTTGTCGGCGCATTGTATTCAAACGGGCGACCGGGAAAATATCCCAAATTAGAGGAATTATATAGTAAGTTATTCCCCGGCGAAACATTCCCGGCGCATGACGCATTAGAGGACATAAGGGCGTTGCGCCGTTGCGTCCCGGAATTGGTTAATTTGGGGATTATTGAGTTAGCGCAAAAGGAATACCCGGCGGAACAACTCAAAGCCCAATTTGAGCCGGAAAAGCCCAAAGGCGGGCGCAATATTGAGTTCCACGACCCCAACCCGGTAACGGAACCAATCGGAACCGGGGAACCCGTCCCGGAACCAACCCCGGAACCGGAACGCCCGGCTGTTCCGTCGAATAGTAAGACACGGGAATTATTGGACGAAACAGAATTTTAAGTTATAAAACCGTTCCGGGCGTATTCCCGGTAACAATCAAATAATTAAAAAATGAGCGAAGAAAAAAAAGCCGCAAACGTTATGTTGATACCAAGCGAAAAGGTGTTTGCATTGTCGAAAGTCAAGACATTAAAGGACGGCGGGTTAGACGTACATTATGAAGTTACCGAAACAATCGGTAATGAGAGTTACACGAACAAATACCACGTCGAAAGTGCAAAGGACATACACCCGGATTTGCGGGATTGTTTCGACCGTTTGCGCCCAATCATGGGACGGATTTTTAATATTACGTCCTTTCTTTCAATGGTTGAAACGTCCGATTTCAAGGCAACCAAAAAGCAAAGCGAATTATCACGGGATTTTGCCGACGAAATGTTGAAAAACATAGAGGTTCGGGGCGTGTCCTTTTCCGGTCAAGACGATAACGTAGGGGTTGTTTTAACCGGGTTGTTTACCGTGTCTAACAATCAGAAAACCGCAATCAATTCGCCCCGCCTTAAATTCAATACGGAAACGTTCGGGTTTGAGGAAGAATTAGAAGAAATTGCCGCCGACATTGAAACCGAGGTTTACGCATTTCTTTTCAAGGGCAAAAAGGCGCAATTGGAGTTGTTCGGGGCTGATGGCGAACCCGCACCCGGATTGAATGCCGAAAAGGTAGAGGATAACGGATTGTTCCCGGATATTAACGACCCGGCGGACGACCCAGAACCGAACGACGAAACGGCGGAAATGTAAGAATATGGAACCGATATTGCTAACAGACCGGGAGGAATACCAATTTGTAACCGATAGGGGGTTTTGCCCCCTATTGGATTACAAGCGGTTTACAATGGATATTCGGTTGCGTGTCGAAATCCAACGGGAATTGTTCGGGCATTGCGTTTTTGGTCGTGGGAATATCCCACAGGCAAACGAACGGTTTTTTAGGTGGATTTGGGAACATAAGCCGCACCAATGCGAGGAATGTTTGAAACCGTTACGGCATTATTCCGCCGTTTATTGTTCCCACATATTGACCCGTGGAGCATTTCCCGAAATGGCGCACGATGCAAGAAATATAAATATACTATGTTTTGAACATCATTCATATTGGGAGAATGGCGACCGGGAACGAATGAGAATATACCCGGCAAATATGCGGCTTATCGAGTTAATGGAAACAGAGTATCAACAATTACAAATCCGGTAAATGAGAACAAAAAAGAGAACGCCCGATTTTGGGGCAATTTCCCGGTCGTCAATCAAACGAGATTTTCAAAGGGTACAAAGATACCCCAAAGAGGAAAAACGCCCGGAAATCGAAGAATTGCCGAAAATAAATGCGGAACGCCGCATTATCCATATATCCGAAACAAGCGCATACGCCAAATTTGCCCGTTTCATTGTCGGCAAATTGATACGGATACGGGGAAAAGCCAACGTTGGGGGTAATTCATGGTATTGCGAGTTTGTACACGACGACGACCGTAAGGCGTTAAATATGGCGGCGGGTTGGTCGGACAACAAACGGGAATACCTGTTTGATGGGATTAAATTCAAAACATGAAAAAGACTTGCAACAATTGTATTCGTTGGGGAACAATGGATTGCCCGAATAGTTTTTATTGCTATTCCACGGAAAACAAACCGTTTTTCCAACCTAAAAAAAGATGTTCCGCATTTGCGGCGTTAATCAGTTTAATAAAAAAGAAATTTCGATTATGAGTGTAAACAAGGTTATTTTATTAGGACATACCGGGAAAGCCCCGGATTTTAAGGAGTTCGACAACGGGGGTTGCGTGGCGACCTTTTCGTTGGCAACCACGAAACGAGGTTATACTACAAAGGACGGGCGGCAAATCCCGGAGCGTACCGAATGGCATAACGTCGTATTGCAAAACGGTTTAGCAAAAGTAGCCAATCAGTACGTCAAAAAGGGCGATAAACTTTATATTGAGGGAGAATTAAGAACCCGGAGTTATGACGATGCGCAAGGCGTGAAACGATACATTACCGAGATTGTCGCAACCGATATGGAAATGTTGACCCCGAAAACAACCGGAGCCGGAACGCAAGCCCCGCCAACCGCACCGCCCGCACCCGCCCCGGAACCGTCGGACGATTTACCGTTTTAATCTGTTTGAGTTATGGGAGCGATAAACGGACGGGTTATTTACAGCCCAAAAGGAAAAGCCGGGGAATATGCCGAGAACGCCGCCAATTTTTACGTTGGTTGTTCCAACGGATGCACGTATTGTTATTTGCGCAAAGGGCGGGGCGCAAAAGTGTTGGGCGGCAATACCCCGGAATTGAAAAAGACATTACGGGAATATCCATACGCATTGGATATATTTACGAATGAGTTGTTGAAGCATAAGGACGAATTGCAAAAAACGGGGTTATTCTTTTCGTTTACAACCGACCCGTTATTGCCGGAAACGCAAAGGTTGACCCGCCAAGCAATCGGCGTTTGTCAACGCCACGGCGTCCCGGTTAAGGTATTGAGTAAATGCGCCGAGGGTATCAATATTTTAATCGACTTTGCCGAGGCGTCCGAGGGTTGGGATAAATCCCGCATTGCTATTGGTTCCACGTTGACCGGGTGCGATGAATTGGAGCCAAAAGCAAGCCCAAACCGGATGCGTATAAACGCATTGGCACGGGCAAAACGCCACGGGTTCCCGACCTTTGCAAGCGTTGAACCAATCCCCGTGGGAATGTTTGACCGGGCGTTTTCTGTAATTGCTTTGTCGTACCCCTTTGTTGACTTATTTAAGATTGGATTGCAAAGCGGTTGCAGATATACCAAACGGGAAACATTGACGTTTTACAACGATATGTTCGACTATTGGGAGGCGCACCCGGACAAAACGCCCCGGATATATTGGAAAGATAGTTTTATAAGAGCGTCCGGGATTGAGCGGGAAACATTGCCCGGTTATTGTGTCCCGGCGAATTACGATTTATTCAACGAAAAATCAAACGAAAATGCAGTATAATAACAAAGATTATAAACCGAAATTGCACGACCGTTGGCGTGCATTAACCGTTAAAAACCCGTATGCAACGCAGTTGGTAACGGCGGCGTATGAGGACAACGGAATTGTTTACGGAGAAAAATGTATTGAGGTACGCAGCAAAAACACGCCGTACCGGGGCGATTTAATGGTTTGTTCGTCTGCTAATCCCGTAATTGCGGGATATGAAAGCGGCGTTACTTTGGGATTGGTTGAATTGTACGACGTTAAGCCCGTCGCCGATTTTACCCCGGAAGATTGGGAGAATACCCGCATACCGCCCGAAAAACGTAAATCCATTACAAAGGGGTTCGGTTGGCTGATGCGGAACCCCCGCCGGGTTGTTGAGTTTCCAATTAAGGGGCAATTGGGTATCTATAATCTCGTATATACAAAAGGTTGTATTGTCGAATATCCTAAAGTTATGGTATTGGATAAAGAGGCATACAATAAAATAAAAGAAACGTATTAGTTTGTTGTATTATGGTTTAATATTATCTTTGCAAAAAAAAAGATGGAAAATTGGAAGTTTATAAACGCTAATTATGAAGTTTCAGACAAAGGTAATATAAAGTCTGTAAATTATCGGGGAACGGGTAAAAGTGCGATACGAAAGCAATCTATTAGTAAAAACGGATATATGCGGGTAATACTATCAGATAATGGTAAAAACAAAACATATTTCGTTCATAGATTAGTTGCGGAGGCTTTTATTCCGAACCCGGACAATTTGCCGGAAATAGACCATATCGACGGCAACCGAGCCAATAACGATGCGACTAATTTACGTTGGTGTACGAGAAAGCAAAATTTGAATTATCAAAAAGCAATTAATAATAAACGTGAAACCATGAAGAAAGTAAATACATGGTTTAAGAAAACCGGAAAAGATAATCACAATGCAAAACCCGTTTATCAATATGATTTAGATGGTAATTTTATAAAGAAATGGGATTGCATACATGATGCGCAAAGATGCGGTTTTAATCATGGAAATATTATTAGTTGCTGTAAGGGACGTTTAAAACATTATAAAAAATATATTTGGAGATATGAGTAAAAAACAGGTTGGAATTATCCGCAACAATGGCGACGTACATACGGCGCAAATTGGTTTTCATATCGGACGGGTCGGCGTCTATGTTTACGCCCGTGAGTATTGGCAATATCATAGTTGGCAATTTGGGGTATCCATTGATGCAATAAACGGTTACGACCGTTATGTTGATATTGAGGCGAAAATATTGTTTGTCGGCATTGGCATACGGTTTATATGGATTAAAAGAAAGGTAAAACGATGAAAGCAAAGATTTTATTGTTATCTTTGGCAACGCTTTTGTTGGGGGCGTGTCAAAGCGAGAACGAACCAACGGAGGCATTTAATTTACTTCTAAAATCCGAGAGCATGGAAGAAAGAAACGAGTTTGTAACGAATACCACGGCGGCAATGATACAGATAAACGCCCCCCGGTATAATTGTGAGATTGTCGAAACCGCATTAGCGGGCGGCGATAGGGTACGAATTTGCGTAAAAGGCGCAAAGGAAGATTTGGACGCATTGTTTTACTATGTAAACGAAGCGGGCAAAGAATGAGAGTAAAGCAACCCGAAATATTCGACCCGAAAAGGGAGTACAAGCCCGGCGAACGTGCCATTTACAAAGGCATGGTTATTATTGCCGAGTTATGGACGAAAGCCGCCCAAAGGTTAGCAGACGACCCCGGAACCCTGTTTTTCCAACGGTGCGTCCGTTGCAAGATAGACCGGGACGTTTGCAACGGGGCGCACTTGCAATGCGATAAGTACAACAGAACCGACCGAAAAACGATATTTTGGCGGTTGGTATATCCGAAAACAGTAAGAACGAATAAAAAATTAGAGCGATGACAGAAAGTAAGTTAAACCCGTTTGATGCGGAATTGTTGGTTATGATTGGCGATATTGCCAAAAGCCAACCGGAGGTCGAGGAAAAACCCGACCGTTACGAAATCACGGTTGACACAACCGAGATACAGGGAAACGCAATTGAAGCACTAAAACAGGCAGTCGCCGGACGATTGGGAAAACGCTTGTTAGTTACCCACACGTTAGACGCCGCCGTTGTTTTCAACGTCGAGTACGACCCGACGGAATACCCGGAACAAATCCGCACCCGGTTAGTTGAGCCGGACGCCACGGCGGGAACCCGATATTGCCGCACGTTGTTAGAAGTTGACGCAATACAGGTACGCCGGGACAATTTGGACGACCTGTTGAGATTTACCGGAGGCGGAACCATGACGATACCGAGAACCCCAAACGGGCGGGCGTTTTATTCGTTCACGGACGGCAACGGCATTTTCATTGACGCCCCGGAAACGTACTACATTGTCCGGGAGCCGGACGGACGATTGGCAATCCTCCCGGAAAGAGAGTTTAACCGGGAGTTTGAGCCGAAAGGCGTAAGCGTACCGAAAGAACCCGGCGATAAGGGATGCGGGAATTGCGCCAACTTTACAAACGAGGATGTCAACGGGAACGGTTATTGCGAGGCGTTCAAATGCGAACAATCGTGCGGCGTTATGCCGTGCCAAGAGTACAAACCCAAAAATCAATAAAGCGATGAACAAAAGAGAAAAATTTTTGAAAGAGATTGCCGAGGTTATCAACCGTAATTCTTTGGAGGCGCATTTTAACGATACCCCGGATTACATATTGGCGAAAGTAGCAGTTGAAGCAATGGAGAATTTCGCCGAAGCGTCCGCACGGAGGGACAATTGGCACGGCTTCAAAGAAGCTGATAAGCCGGGCGAGGTTGTGCGGAATGAGGATTGCGACAATTGCCCGGTTCGGGGGATTTGCCCGGAGCATAAGAAGCCGGAGGCGTTCGATGTCCCAAAGGAGGTGCGAGCAGTGGCGGAATTTTTCGGCAAGATGTTCCCCAGTTCCAAAGTAGAAATACACCGGGTCGAAATGCCGAAAAGGAACCCACGGGATAAACGCCGGGCAAAGAACAAAAGGAAAGGGGGCAACAATGGGAAAAAGTAATTGCCCCGGACAATCGAAGCCCGAAAAGATATGCGGGACGTGTCGATATTTCAACCCGGAATTTCCGGTTAATGGGAAACCCGCCCCGGTATGTTTGGCGTTGAAGATGATAAAAGGGGGAACGGAATACACCAACCCCCGTGGAACCAAACCGCATTTTCGTTGCTCAAATGGGAGGTACGAAATAGGCATAAGCAATTAGGCAATCAGCCCCGGAAACAAAGCCGGGGTTTTGCCGTTTATATGTGAGAGAGAACAAACGGTTGGCAATGTACCGGAAAAGCCGTAAATTTGCCCCGTGGTTGAAAGATAACCATTAAGACGATAAAAGTATTGAGTTAATAACAAAAGCCTCTTAAAATGGAAATTCCACGCAAATAACTTGCAATCGAAAAACATTTGTTACCTTTGCAAAAAAAGATATATGGAAGTTTGGAAAGATATACCCGGTTTTGAGAATTACCAAATATCCAATTATGGTAATGTAAAAAGCCTCAATTATGGGAGGACAGGAAAACCCAAGTTGCTAAAACCAACTATAAGCGGCAAGGGTTATTTGCAAGTAAGGTTATCGAAGTCCGGTAAACCAAATGCGTTGTTGGTTCATAGATTGGTTGCAATGGCATTTGTTCAAAATCTAAATAACCGGAAACAAATAAATCATAAGGACGAAAACAAGTTTAATAATAATGCCGATAATTTGGAATGGTGCGATAATCAGTATAACAATACATATAACGGCAAACATAACAAAATTGCTAAACCTGTAATACAACGTTCAAAAGCCGGAAACGAAATTGCCCAGTATGAATCTATAAGGGAAGCGGAAAGAAAAACGGGAATAAAAAATATAACAATTACCCGATGTTGTAAAGGAGTGTATAAAACGGCGGGCGGCTATGTATGGGAGTACGATTTGACAGCAAAGGAGGTTTGACTATGAAAAAGAGAAAGAAGCCATTAGGCTATAATAAACGTTCCGAGGAACAACGAATTTACGACATTCGGTTTTGTTCCGATTTGTTTTTGCGTGGGTATTCGTACCGGGAAATTGCGGACGCATTGAACCGGGATTTGTCCGCGCGTGGAATGGGTTATACAATAACCTTTCAAATGGTTTATTACGATTTGCAACAATGCCTTATTGAGTGGAAACGGGAACGGTTGGATAATATCGACGAATACGTTACGCAGGAATTGCGCAAATTGGATAAAATGGAGCAACAAGCATGGGAGGCGTGGGAAGCGTCGAAAACCGGAAAGATGCGCACCAAAGAGAAAACCAACAAAGGGCGACCAATCAAAACCGATGCCGAGGACAGCGACCCGGAATATTACGGGTACAATGAAACCGCAACCGAAACGTCCGCCGGGAACCCCCGGTTTTTGGATTTGCTTTTGAATATCCAACAACGCCGGGCAAAGATGTTAGGGTTTGACGCACCCGTTAAAATTGAGATACCCGGATATAACGCCACGACCGACGACGATAAACCAAAGTACGACGTTAAGGCAATACCGGACGACCTGTTATTTGCCGTTGCTGATAAATTGCAGTCCGCCGAATTTGCAAAAGCTATGAACGAGAAAGGAGGGTTGCAGTAATGGCAAAGAAAGTAACCGCCGCCCGTCCGTCCCAATCGCAACCACAATGGCAAAAGGAGGTTTGCGATACGTGCCGTTTTTCTGAATGGATAACCGACGACCATAGGCACCGAGATTTGAACGGGAAACCGATTTGTTTGCGTTGCCCCAATTACCCGCATTACATTGTACGAGGTCGCCGGGCTTGTAATAAATGGGAGAAAGGAGTTAAGAAATGAACAACGAACAATTATTGCAGATGTATAAGGCATTAAGCGAGAACCCCGGCGAATTGGTAAAAGCCGCCGCCCGCAAACGTCTTATTAACTTTGCCCGATATATGCAGCCGGATTTAGTGTTAGAACCGTTTCACGTCGTATATTATACCCTGTTGGATATGTTCGCACACGGAAAGATACGAAAGATGATTGTACAACAACCGCCGCAACATGGAAAATCGGAGGGGTCGAGCCGAAAGTTACCCGCTTTCATGGAGGGATTGAACCCGGATTTGAAAATAGTTATCGGGTCGTATGCTGCAACCATTGCACGGGATTTCAACCGGGATGTACAACGTATTATCGACACGCCCCGATACCGGGAATTATTTCCCGGCACCTATCTAAACGGTTCCAACGTCGTAACAATGGCGAATACCTATTTACGGAATAGCGATGTTATCGAAATGGTAGGGCGCAAAGGTTCTTTACGTGTTGTAGGTCGTGGCGGTTCCCTTACATCTAAAACCGTGGACGTGTCGATATTAGACGACGTGTATAAAGATTATGCCGAGGGTAACAGCCCAATAGTAAGGGCGGCGGCGTGGAAATGGTACACAACCGTTGTTCGTACCCGTTTGCATAACGATTCGCAAGAACTCATAGTTTTTACCCGATGGCACGACGACGATTTGATAGGACGCATTGAAAAGAGCGGGGAAATTATTATTGATGTTAAGTGTTGGGCTGATTTGGATAACATACCCCCCGGCGCATGGGTTAGAATAAACTTTGAAGCGTTGAAAACCGGAGAACCCACGGAAATAGACCCACGGGAATCGGGGGCGGCTTTATGGGAGGGGCGACACAGCCGTTTAAAGTTAGAGGGGCAAAAGGCATTAGACCCGGTGCAATTCCAATGCCTCTATCAAGGAAACCCCGGTTCCGCCGAGGGTCGATTGTACCAACCTTTCAAAACGTGGGTCGAAAAATCCGATTACGGCACGTACATTCGTTCCGGCGCATACATTGACGTTGCCGATGAGGGCGACGACCTGTTGTTTGGTGCAACGTATGACGTCTATAAATCCGACAACATGGTTTTCAACGAAAAGACAAAACGGATGGAACCGTTATTATTCGCCCTAATTACCGATATGGAAATGACGGACGAAAACACGGACGTAACAACCGTAACCGTCCCGGCGATGATAAACCGCAACGGCACGCAAAAAGCATGGGTTGAGAGTAACAACGGCGGGGCGGGCTTTGAAAAGGTTATCAAAAAGAAAGTCCGGGCGATTACAGACCCGTTTTATCAAGGGGGTAACAAGGAAAGCCGGATAATCACTAATTCCGCAATGGTAAACCAACATATAATTATGCCGTTCGGATGGGAAACCCGGTATAAAGCCGTTTACGACCATGTTACAACCTTTTTGCGTAATTTCGATGCGAACACGCACGACGACCCGGAGGACGGATTAACCGGGATTTACGAAAAAGAGATTGCCGACGGTAATATACAGCCATACGCACACGCCAACCGAGGCGTTAAACGTCGTAACTAACAATTTAATTGATATATGCAAGTTTATAACGGAAAAAGTTTATAACTTTGCAACGTAGAAGTAATACAGAGGGCAAAGGGACAGCCCAACGAGGTAACAAATGTAATTTTTAACGTTAAAATTTTAAGAGTATGATTACTTGTAAGTGTCCGGCGGCGGCTTCATTGCCCGATATTCCCGCCGTAAAATGCGCCGAAAGTTTCGGGCAAATCCAAAAGGTAGCGTTTCAGCGTCTAACCAAAGACGATGGAAGCAAAAACAGTTTTACGAGCGAAAAGGCAATTACTTCGCTTGCTTCATGGACGCCGTTATTGGCGGCGGATAATAGCACAAAAATTGTTGTTTCCCCGTATATCCAAGCCCCGACCAACGAAGCCGGAGCCGCCCGAACCTTTGGCGGCGGTAACGAAACATTGGGAGGCGTTGAGGAAATTATAGGGCGTGAACCTAACCCGTTCACGGGCGTAATGCGTAAAATCCCCCAATCAGTAATTAAGGCAATGAAAGAATTGCAATGCGAAAGTTGGGCGGACAATTTGGGCGTCTATCTGTTTGACGAAAACGGAAGTATTGAAGCAATTCAAGACGAAACGACCCCGACAACGTATTATCCTATTCCAATTCGTTCTTTGTTCATTGGCGACAAAACGCACGGCGGATTGGAAGCCCCGGACAGCAACGCAATACAATGGGCGTTTTTGCCGAACTATTCGGACGACCTCACAATTGTAACCCCGAGTTTCAACCCGCTAACCGATTTGAAACCCGCAAACGGTTGACGATATGGCGGCAAAGGTTACAAAGGTTAAATTAGTTTGTCCGCCGCATGGTTTAACCGATGAATTTGAGATTAAGCACGCCGAAAGGTTGTTGCGGATGCCAAACAACGGCGGTTGGCAGTTACCCAAAGACAGCGATTTTAAATTTACCAACGACAATGGGATTGAGTATAAACGAAATAAAAAAACGGATAACGGAGCCGAAAAAGCGTAAGACGATAAACAAAGCTATTTATCATCAACAACGCATTAATTTTCACGCCCGCACTCGTATTACGTCGTTTGACATTTGCCAACCGGTTACGGACTTTATGGCATTTGTTTCTAACCTATTGCCGCATGACAAATTTAAGATGTTCAAAACATTGTTCCGTTACCCCGTTAAGACAAACGAGGTAACGGGCGTTTGTTTTGATAAGTTGAGCCGGATTTTTGACGGTCGTAACCCGGCGTTCAATTATCAGTTCCAAAACCCGGAACAAAGGGACGATTGGGAATATTACCGCCAAGACGTATTACACGAACCGGAAATTTGGAGTACAAAAGGATGGGAGTTTTTCCAAACCGAAATAAATAGCGTTCTAATTGTCGATATGCCGAGCGAACAAAACCCCGCCGACAAATACCCGCAACCGTATTTCTATTGGTTGCCTATTGCATCCGTGATTGATTACAGAGCCAACCCGACGACGGGGGTAATGGATTATATCATATTTAGGCAGGACGGCGAACGTATCGCAGTAATTGACGACGAACGTTATAGAGTTTTCAGAGAGGACAAAAACCACAATATCGGCGAATTGCTGATTGATAACCCGCACGACGTCGGTTATTGTCCCGCCCGTTTCTTTTGGAATGAACCGTTGAGTTTATCGGAACCCGACGTTAAGCAATCCCCGCTAACCAAACAATTGGAGGCGTTGGATTGGTTTTTGTTTTACCATATCAGTAAGCGACATTTAGATTTGTACGGTGCATATCCGATTTATTCCGGGTATGAACAAAGTTGCGATTTCAGTAACGGCGAAAATGGCGATTATTGCGACGGTGGGTTTTTGAAAGACAAACAAGGGTTTTACAGATTGGACGCCGCCGGGCTTTTGATGCGTTGCCCCAAATGCGGGGATAGTCGTATTAACGGCGTCGGTTCGTTCGTTGAAATACCAATACCGGACGGGGATAAACAACCCGATTTGCGTAACCCGGTGCAAATGCTAACCGTTGACCGTGGGAGTTTGGATTATAACGTTGAGGAAGAAAACCGCCTAAAGAATGACATTATTACGTCGGTTGTTGGAACCAACGAGGAAATAACCACACGGGACGCATTGAACGAGCAACAAATACAGGCGAATTTTGAGAGCCAAAGCACGGTATTAAACCGGGTAAAAAAGGGATTTGAGGCGGCGCAACAATTCGTCGATGAAACCGTTTGCCGTTTGAGGTATGGCGGTTTGTTCGTTTCTGCAAAAGTCAATTACGGCACGGAGTTTTATTTATCCAACGCAACGGAGTTACGGGAACGTTACAAGGTAGCAAAGGAAAGCGGCGCAAGCGAGGCGGAATTAGACGCACTACAAAACCAAATTATCGAAACGGAATACCGGAACAATCCAACCCAATTGCAACGTATGTTGACGTTGGCGGAATTGGAACCGTACCGACATTTGACCCGTAACGAGGTATTGGATTTGTACGACAAACAGATTATCAGCGAAAACGATATGCGTATAAAGTTGAATTTTGCTAACTTTGTACGCAGATTTGAACGTGAATATTTGAACGTGTTAGAGTTTGGGTATAATATGCCGTTCAACTCTAAGATAAATTTTATAACAAATAAATTTAATGATTACGCAAATGAACACAATGTTAAGTAGTGAGGTTTGGCAGGATATACAAGGTTATTCCGGCATATACCAAGTTAGTACATTAGGGCGTATTCGTAGTTTGAAAAAAGGGAAAATCAAATTACTAAAGCCTTATATCAACAATATGGGTTATGCTGTTTTATCTTTATATGCTAACCATAAACAAAAAACATATCATGTTCATAAATTAGTTGCTGATACATTTTTAGTTAGAATTGACGGCAAAAATTATATAGACCATATCAACGGCATTAAAACGGATAATAGAATTGATAATTTACGTTGGTGTACTCAAAGAGAGAACATTAATTTTGAATTATCAATCGCTAACCGAAAACATGCAATGCGTAAAGCGTGTGGAGTTTCTGTTAATCAATATGATTTAAGCGGTAATTATATTGCTACTTATGCGACATTAACAGATGCTCAAACGATTACAGGAATTGCGTATCAAAATATACGTGCGTGTTGTATTGGTAGATATAAAACAGCCGGAAAGTATATTTGGAAGTTTAACAAATAAATTAAAGCTATGCGAGTGAAAGTAAGCGAGGGCAAAACTAAAGACGTTGCGATTATCGACGTTACGCCCGAAAACTACATTGTCCCGGACAATGAGAAACATTTGTATCATTGCGTTATCGAAATTAAGAAATTCGACAGCGAAACGGGCAAACGGTTATCAATTCCCCGTATTCAGAAGTTCGGCAAAAAGGGTTATGAAAATAGCATTGCCGACAATCTGAAAAAGCAGGGTTACACGATTACCGTATTGCACGACCCCAACGAGTACATGAAAGCCAAAGCCGAGGCGGACGAAAAGGCAAAGGCAGAAAAAGCCAAAGCCAACGCCGAGAAAGCCGCCGCCGATGCCAAAGCGAAAGCCGAGGCGGACGCCAAAGCCCGTGCCGAGGAAAAGGCAGCATTGAAAGCCGAGATTTTGGCAGAACTGAAAGCGGCGGGAGTTATCCCGGCGGAACCCGCCAAAGAAACCAAAGCCGAGGACAAACCCGGAGCGAAAAAGTAACAGAGTATTAAACAATTAAAAAATACGATTATGGCACAGATTGCACAGCAGGACAATTTGGTTATTGAAGTATCAACAACCGCCGCCGCATTGGATGACGACACAAAGAAAAAGTTGATTGAATGTATTGAGGGCGGAACAATTACCGACGTCATTTTGGTAACAAAAGAGGTTGAAAAGAAAATCAGCCATGCACGTGTTGTTAGTTGGTTGGTTGACACAACCGGGGATTCCCCAAAATACACAATTGATATTATTAACGCAAACAGCGGAACAGTAACAGCAATCAAACTTAATTAATTCAAAGGGAAAGAATTATGTTAACGAGAGAAATTTTAGTTGCAAATGCGGCATTAGCCGGATTAACCGACGAACAAATTGCGGCAATTACAACATTGTCCGCCAACGACGAAAATAGCGTTATCGCCAAAAAGACGGGCGAAATTTACGGCGGATTGGATGCCGATATTTTGGCGGCGTCCGGTATCGCAAAGAACGGAACCGAAAAGACGTTTGATTACGCAAAACGTGTGGTCGCCGAGTTCAAAACCAAAGCGGAAAGCGCAAGCGCATTGCAAACACAAATCGACAGTCTGACGAAAGAAAAGGCACGTTTGGAAAAGGCAATTGCCGACGGTGCGACCGATGCGGAAACGGCAAAGGCGTTGAAACAGGCGAAAGCCGATTTAACGGCGGTAACAACGCAGTTTAACGACCTCAAAAGCAAGTACGATGAAGCCGAAAAGAAATTCCAAACGGAGTTGTTCGGCGTTCGTATCGAGGGTGCATTGCAGACCGCAACCGCCGGGTTGAAATTCAAACCGGGATTGCCCGAAAGCGCAACAAAGGTTTTGTTAGCGCAAGCAATCGACAAAATTAAGGGTATGAACCCCGAATATATCGACGACGGAAAAGGCGGTAAAATCCTTGCTTTTAAGGACGAAAGCGGCGCAATTATGCGTAACCCGAACAATCAGTTGAACCCGTACACCCCCGGCGACCTGTTGGCAAAGGAATTGGAAACAATGGGTATTTTGGATAAAGGACGCCAAGCGGCGGGCGGCGGAACCAATCCCCCGGCGGGCGGCGGTGCGGGCGGTAATGTTACCGTTGATATATCCGGCGCAAAAACGAGGGTTGAGGCATACGACGCAATCGCAAGCACTTTGCAACAACAAGGTTTGCAGATTGGAACGGCTGAATTTGACGCCGGAATGAAACAGGCATGGCAGGATAACAATATTGCCGCATTGCCGGAAAAGTAAACAATCACGGGTAAAGGGTAAACCCGCATTTAATAACAATTAAATTTTTAACATTATGTCATTAGTAGCAACAAGATTGCAAAATTGGCGGATTGAAAACCCGGAATTAGACCGTAATATGACCCGCCCATGTGAGTATGGCGCATTGGATTTTTTCATTGAGCAAACCAACGCCCCGTCCTCAATCATTAACCCCAATTTGCGTGACCGTGCGTTTGCGTCCATTGGTAACACGGTACAAGTACCCGTTATCAATTACGACGGCGATGTACAGGTTAGCAATGTCCGTTCGTGCGTTATCGCTGACGATGAAAATACGTCCGCATTGGTAACGGTTGTTTGGGCGACTTATGCCATTGGCTTTACAATGGTTCCCGCCGCCTACATGAACAACGAAATTTCCTACGAACACGACTTTTTGCGCAAAATGGAAAAGACGTGCCGGGCTTTGGCGGACAAATTGGACGTCGGAGCCGTTGCCGCATTGGAGGCAAACAAAACACAGGTGTTCAAAACGTTGCTTAACTACACGCAGGCGGGCAACGTGGTACAGGTTCCAACCCAAATGGCGACCGAGATTTTGGGCGATATTAACCCGATTATGCGGGCTAACTGTTACCCGGAATATATCCACATTATCGCCAACGCCGGGGTTGATAGCCTTATCCGTAAACTTGCGCAACATGGCGTTTACAACGACGTAAACAAGCGCATGGAGTACGACAACAAGGTTTTGCACTACACGAACAACGTAACCGACGAAGCGGGCAAAATGGGAACCATGTTTGCCGTTGCTGACGGTAATGTTGGTATCCTTACCCGTGTTGACCGTGAGGCATTGCGCCGCACCCGTGCGAATTTCCACGAATGGGACGTTGTACGTTTGCCGTACATTGATTTGCCCGTTGGTTCGCACTATTACACCGCCGTTGGCGACCAGTCCGCAATCATGGGCGCCGCAACCGCCGATTTGACGTGCGCCGTTAAGGAGTATTTCGGATTTTCCGTTGACGTGGCGTATATGGTTGCTTACAACAGCAACCCGGATACTGTGGCAAACCCGATTATCAAAGCCGAGATTGCCGCCCGCAATCCAAACGAACCGTTGGGTATGCCTGTATATGTAACCAACGCCGGGGAATTTCCCGCCGGAGGTGGCGCATAACGCCGGAGCATAACGAATTGTTAAACCGAGGGGACGGGGTGGTTATCCCCGCCCCCTTATTTATTTCAAACGCAGATGTACCGATTAAAAGAAATACAGGACGCATTATTGCACGTCGTCGGGTGGGAACAATCATACGACCCGGCAAAGGCGATAGACGACAATTTAACGCAGACGGAAAGCGGTTTGACGTTTCAAGGTGCGCACCCCCTTGTTACTTTGGATAATGTCCGGGCAATCGTCCCGGATGATTTCGTTTTTCAATATCCGGTTTGGAATATGATACCGGAATACAAAACAGGTGCGAAAGTGCGACACAATGGCAAAGTATGGATTGCCCGCCGGGACAACCAAAATGTCGAACCCGTCGCAAGTGATTTTAACGACGATTTCAACAACGATTATGGAAACTCGGATTGGGGCGAATACAACTATTTATCCGACTATTTGGAAAGGTTGACCCGTAACGGTATCGCCCAAATGGTACAAACATTCACGCAAATAAAGGGATTGGATAAGGAAACAAAGAACCTATTGGAACGGCGCACGTTCTTTGACGGTGCGGGACGTATCCGGGCGACGTTGCCGAATAATCATAAATTAGTCGGGTTTGAAATTGTCTCGGTTCGTTCTATGGGCGTAACAATGAAAATCGAACAAATCGGGTTGCAAATGACGGGCGCAACCGGGGTTGTTCGTATGTATCTTTTCCATTCGTCCCAAATTGACCCGATAAAGACGTTTGATTTGAATTTTACGCAGACAAACGGCGGTTTTCAATGGTTCCCGTTGAAAGATTGTTATTTGCCGTATATCAGTACCGGAAACAACGCCGGGGGGTCGTGGTTCCTTTGTTACAACCAAAACGATTTGCCCGCCGGGATGCAGGCAATTAACATGACAAAGGATTGGAGCCGGGAGCCGTGCGGGACGTGTACGGGTTACGTTGATTTGGAGCGTTGGCGGGAAATAACCAAGTATTTACAGGTATCCCCGTTTATGATGAACGCCCCGGAAACATTCGACGAATACCCGGAGTTGTGGGATATTGCGTTGACGATGTACACCAATACGCAGAATTACGGGTTGAATTGCGAAATAACCGTTGGTTGCGACCTAACGGATTTTATCATTAAGGAAAGGCAAATTTTCCAAACGGTTATCCAACGACAGGTCGCCGCAATCATGTTGCGCACGTTGGCAATGAACCCCGATGTTAAGGTAAACCGGAACCAAGTAAACGCAACCCGGTTGGAAATTCTTTACGAATTGGACGGCAACGTTGAGGGTCGCCCCGGCGGTTTGGGTTATGACCTTAAAAAAGCATACGAGGCGTTGCGGTTGGATACGCAGGGTATCGACCGTATTTGCCTTACTTGTAATAACCACGGTGTAAAATACCGGACAACGTAAGATTATGGCGGGGTTAAAGTCAATACAGGATTTACGCAACCGGGTTGCCACGTTCAACAACGGGTTATCGTCCGGCGCATACATTCAACAAATCATTTGGGACAATGACGCCTATATTGTTGATATGAATGCCGAGGAACAATTGTTTGAACAAGGTATTAACCGTTTGGGCGTGGATATTATGGATTACGCCCCGTATTCGCCGTTGACGATAGCCATAAAGGAGGAAAAGGGACAACCGACAAACCGGGTAACGTTACGGGATACCGGGGATTTTGAAGCGTCGTTTTTTTTGGAAGTCGGCGACAAACAGTTTGAAATAAAAGCGTCGGATTTCAAAACGGAGGACTTAATAAAAAAGTACGGGCGGCAAATATTGGGATTGACGGACGAAAATATTGCGGCGTTGATTTGGCAATATATATTCCCGGACTTAATGAAGAAAGCAAAAAACGTATTATATGGCAACGAATAAGAGAACAACCCCTATAATTCCCAACCCGGTTTTAATCGACCGGGTTTTGGGGAACATACAAACCGGGTTAATGGATAACGTCGATTGGTTGGACATCGCATTTGGGCGGGCGCAACGTATCGCCAAAGTGATACAGGGCAAACGCTATTATACCCCGAACGTATATGCGGGCGGGACGGAATGGAGAGGCGACAATGATTATATCGACGTTTCCCCGGATGCCAATATTGGCAATTTTTCGTTCTTTTGGATAGACGACCCGCAAACGGTCGGTTGGGTTCCCAAAGAGCAAAGCGAGATTAAAGCCCCGTTTTCTCTTATTGTTTGGTTCGATTTGCGCAAGGTTTACCCCGGTCAACTCAACAACCGGAATACCGAGGCATTGAAGAACGAAATATTGACCGTCCTAAATGGCGGTTTTTGGCTGAAAGACGGGACGATTGTAATAAACCGGATTTATGAGTTGGCGGAAAACGTGTACCGTGGGTTTACGTTGGACGAAATAGATAATCAATTTTTAATGCACCCGTTCGGCGGTTTTCGCTTTGAGGGTGTATTGTCAGTTAATCAACCTTGTAACATTTAACGATATGGTAACTTTCATTATTTGGGTTTTGGTCGTGGCAACCGTGGCGGCGTTCCTGTTGACCCTGTTAAAAAAGTGGGGCGTTATTGAGTACGTCCAAGTTCACGGCAACGACTTTTTTGTTAAGATGTTCAATTGCGGCTTTTGCTTATCATGGTGGGCGGGGGTCGTTTTGTCCGTCCTGTTTGCTATATGCACCGGGAACCCGGCGTTGTTGTTGGTTCCCTTTTGTTCAACCATGATAACACGTTATTTGCTATGAAAACGGTTAAGATAGGGGAATACACGGTTGAGATATACGACGCAATCGACGAATTACCGATGTTGCGTTTCCATAAATACAATAAAATGTTGTTGGTTGATGCCGGGATTGGTTCGGATTTACAGGATTTCGACACGCATATTGAAAAGGCAATGAGATACGCCCGGAGCAAAACCCCGGAATTGGCGGCAATCGAATTGGATAATATGCGGCAAAACGTGTATTTCATTCAATCCGGGTTAAGCCCGAAATGTTTAGCGTTTGCCGTGTTGGTTAAATCAATCGACGGAACCCCGTACAACGATTTATCCGACGATGGGTTGCAAAAGGTCGTCGATATGTTCGGCGACGTTCCGATTAAAGAGTTGACCGCCCAAATGGAAGCGGTCAAAAAAAAAAT